AAAAAAGTTAAATCTGCACCTAAACCTTACAAAGAAGAAAGCGGTAATGTTTTCTTCAAATTCAAAATGAAAGCTAGTGGTGTAAACAAAAAGACACAAGAAAAGTTTACTCAAAGACCACAGCTTTTGGATAGTAAGAAAAATCCTATATCTCCAAGTACGAGTATATGGGGTGGTTCAATTATGAAAGTTGCTTATCAATTAATACCTTACAATTCACCTGCAATCGGTGCAGGAGTAAGTCTCAGATTAAAAGCAGTTCAAGTAATTAAACTAGTAGAGGGTAAATCAAATAATATCTTCAAAGAAGAAGATGGTTTTGAAAATAAACCTGAGAAAGAGAACTCAAATGCACAACCGCAAGAAGTACAAACGAGTTCGGATTTCTGACAAGGTTGAGTTAAAATCAGGATTAGAAGAAATAATTTACAACGAACTCAAAAACAAAAAAATTCATTTTGTTTATGAGGGAATGAAAATTATATTTCAACTACCTACTCAACAGAAAACCTACACACCTGACTTCCCAATAAATAATTCTTTTATTGTGGAAGCCAAAGGTGGTTTCAATTCACAAGATAGAAAGAAGCACAAACTAATAAAGGCACAAAAACCTGAATTAGATATTCGTTTTATCTTTTCAAATTCAAAAACCAAAATAGGAAAAAAATCATTAACAACTTATGGCAAGTGGTGTGAACTAAATAATTTTAAATACCATTGTGTCCAATCAACAAAAAAACCATTCCCAGATGAATGGTTAAAAGAAATTAAAAATGAGAGAAGAAACTAAATATATTGTAATTCATTGTTCTCAAACTCGTCCAAGTCAAAATTGGGGAGCAAAAGAGATAGATAGATTACACAGAACAAATGGGTGGTTAAAAATTGGATATGGGACTGTTATTAAACGTGATGGCGAAGTTCAACAAGGTCGTCAAGATAATGAAGTTCAAGCACATGTCAAAGGTTATAATCATAATTCTTTTGGAGTTTGCCTAGTAGGTGGAGCAAAAGAAGAAAACTGGAAATTACCACATGACAATTTCACTGGGGAACAATTTGAAAGTTTAAAACAAGAATTAACAAGATTAATTAAAAAATATCCTGACGCACAGATAGTTGGACACAGAGACTTAGATGATAAAAAGTTCTGTCCTAGTTTTGATGTTAGGGAATATTTATTGAATGAGGATATTCCTAATTACAAATTCCAAGATGGTTTAACGTCAGAAGCCGATTTACAGGAATTGCGTGATGATGGAACAATCTAATGAAAAGTTTCTTCGCCATGCTCCTTGTAATAATTGCGGTAGCCGAGATAATTTAGCAATCTACGAAAACCATACGTACTGTTTCGGTTGCCGCATTTATTTAAAAACAGATGGTCAAACTCTTGACCTAAAAACAATCAACAAAAAAGAAAAGGAACACAAGATGATAACAGGAAAAATAGAAGCACTTCCTAAAAGGAAGATTACTTCAGAAACCTGTAAAGTATTTAATTATGAGACTGGAATTTATAATGGTAAGCATTGCCATATATCTAATTATTTTGACAAACAATATAATAGGGTAGCACAACATATTCGTTTTCCTGACAAATCATTTATTTGGTTAGGAGATACAGATAAAATCACTTTATTCGGACAAAACCTTTGGAGAGATGGCGGAAAAATGGTCGTAGTTACAGAGGGAGAATTAGATGCAATGTCTGTTTCTCAATGTCAGAATAATAAGTTTCCAGTAGTATCAGTTCCATCAGGTGCGGCTTCAGCAAAGAAATATATTTTAAGAGAATTAGAATGGCTTTCTAAATTTGAAACCATAGTTTTAATGTTTGACCAAGATGAAGCAGGAAATAAAGCTAGTATAGAATGTGCAAATATTTTACCTGTAAGAAAAGCCAAGATAGCAAAACTTCAAGCTAAAGATGCAAGTGAATTACTTCAAGCAGGAAAACAAAATAAAATTATAGATGGAGTATGGGAAGCAAAAACATACTCTCCTGCAGGAATTATAGAGGGTACTGAAACTAAAGATTTACTTTTAAAAAATGAATATGTTGAAACTTATCCTTACTGTTGGAATGGTCTCAATAAAAAATTATCTGGCATTAGACTTGGAGAAATAAATTTATTAACTGCAGGTACTGGCACTGGAAAAAGTCAGGTCTGTCGTGAGATAGCTTTACATCTTATAAATCAAAAAATTAAAATTGGATATATTGGTTTAGAAGAAAGTGTTGCAAGAAGTATTCAAGGTCTTGTTTCAATTCCATTAAATAAATTAATTCATGACCCAGAAGTTAGAAAGAAAACTTCTGATGAAAAAATTATAAAAGAATGGGAGCAAGTAAAAGAGTATGTTGCTTTCTATAACCATTTAGGTTCATCAGATTGTGATGACGTAATGAATAAGATTAGGTACATGGTTAAAGCGTCAAATTGTAAAATAATTTTTCTAGACCATATATCAATACTTATTTCAGCATTATCAGATGGAGATGAACGAAGATTAATAGATAACATAATGACTTCGTTAAGAAGATTAGTACAAGAATTAAAATGTGGAATATTTATTGTTGCACATCTTAAAAGACCAGAGGGAAAAATTTCACACGAACAAGGTTTAGAAGTTAGTCTTGCACATCTTAGAGGTTCACATTCTCTTGCAACCATACCAAATCAAATTATTAGCTTTGAAAGAAATCAGCAAAGTGAAACAGAAAATAATATTTTAACTGTCAGAGTTTTGAAAAATAGATTTAGTGGAGATACAGGAGTTGCTTCAACTTTAACTTACAACAAAGATACTGGTCGTCTAACAGAGGGCGATTTTGATGGATAATAAATTATTAACTAAATTTATTTTATCTTTCTTAATTGAAAAAGAAGATTATTTAAAATTATCACAAATACAACAACAGTTGGTATTTGAAACTTGCAAGACAATTATGACTGCAATTTACAATGCCATTAAATATGAGAATGTCTATCCAGTAATAATGTGTGGAGATGTTGAAGCAAAACATATTATTGGAAAAGCAATTAAATCAGTAGAACACATTCTTCCAAGTACAAACAAAATTACAATATCACTTATACATTAAAAAATGACAAGACAGGCAACATCACGTCTAGCTTGGGAAACTCCATACAAAAAAGCCAATGAAGTTTACCAAAGGAACTTCAACATAATTTTCAATAAACAAAATTCAAAAAAAGAACCATTAAGAAATAGTGAAATCAATGAGAAGTTTAATAGAAAGTTTCATTGATGTTGGTAGTGGTTTCATTTTAGCGATTTTAATACAGTTGCTAATTTTTCCGATTTTCGATTTACGACCAAGCATACTTGATAGCGTTTGGATAGCTTCAATTTTTACTGGGGTTTCCATAACACGTTCTTGGTTATGGAGAATGTTATTTAAAAAATTTTAATTATGAAACTAGTAATTGACGTGGAGACCAATGGTTTCCTAGACAAGCTAGACTTCAAAATTCATTGTATGGTCTGTAAGGATATAGATACTGGAAAAGTATATTCCTATAATCCTGACCAACTTGATGAGGGTCTACAGTTACTAAAGAAAGCTGATTTATTAGTAGGACACAGTATTTTAGGGTTTGATTTACCTGCTTTAGAAAAGCATTTTGGCTATTATTATAAAGGTTCAGTCCTAGATACGCTTTTATGTTCACGTCTTATTTGGGCAAATAGAAGTGAACTTGACTGGCAATATAAGGAATTACCGCCAAAACTATATGGAAAACATTCACTAGAAGCATGGGGTTTTCGTTTAGGACTTCGTAAAGGAGATTTTCAAGAACATAATGATTTTTCTACATGGACTTTGGATATGCAGGATTATTGTCAACGTGATACTGAAGTGTGTCATTTACTTTATAAATTAATTGAAAAACAAAATTATTCTAAAGACGCAATTAAATTAGAACATCAATTTGCTTATTGGATAACAAAACAAGAACAAGGTGGTGTAGATTTTGATGAGACGACTGCTCAGTCGCTATATACAATCCTTACTAAGAGAAGACTAGAGTTAGAAAATAAACTTTCTCTAGTCTTCGGAAGTTGGAAAAAATCTTTAGGATTTAAAATCTATAAAAGAGATAATAGAAAAAGAGGAATTAAAGCAGGTGTTCCTGTTGAACAATTTAAAACAGAAATATTTAATCCAAATTCAAGGGAGCATATTGCAAATAGATTAAAAACTTTAGGGTGGAAACCTAAATCATTTACCGCAACTGGTAAGCCAGAAGTAAATGAAAGAATATTAAAAGAAATTTCTTATCCTGAAGCAAAATTAATTTCAGAACACTTAATGGTTCAAAAAAGATTAAGTCAATTATCTGATGG